TTCACTCTACCCACCCGTCACGCATCTGTCAAGCATCTGTGTGCTGTTTCTGTGGGAGGGCATCCCAAAGCCGGATCAGGCCCGCCGACAGATCAAAAAACCAAACCCCGCCAGCGCAGGCGGGGTCCAGTCGCGATCCGGTGGGTGTCCGGTGCTCGCCAGCCCGCCGAGAGACGGTAGCGGGGTGGCGTGGGGGGGAGGCTATACCGCTTCAGGTTGCGAAGCAAGGCGGATCACGGTTGCCGGTCTTCCGCGTGTCATGCATCCGGTCACTACCGCTTTCCCGTCGGCCTCCAATCTGTCGATGGCCTCTGACAGGGCAGCGGCCCGAAAACGCCGCAGGGCTCGTGTGATTTCTGACCTGCCCATCGGGCGGGTCTTGAGTAGCGCCACGATGGCCCCCTCCGCTTCCTCAGATGCCGCAGGAACGTTGATCGCCACGCTGACCACCTCACCTATCGCCAAGTCTTGCGGCGCGGCACAGATGACCACCCTGCGGCCCTGTTGCTCTGTCACGATTCCAGTCGTTGTTGTCATGCTAACCTCCTGCACATATGGTGCGCGGAAGTCAGGACGGAAGTCAAGGCCCTTCTTCTTATTAGAGATCTCTAAAAGATCTCCTAATGACAAAACTCCTTTATTATAGGGGCTTCCGTTGTTTTAGATCTTCTTTCCGCAAAACGCGACGGCCCCGGGTTTTCTCCCGGGGCCGTTGAAGTTCTTTCCGAAATAAGAAGAACCCTACTCGGTCTTCAGCGCGTAAATCTCGCGTGGGCGTCCGCCCGTAGGCTCTTTTGCTACCACGATTGTCCCCTCTTCGGCAAGCCGGTCGACAATCTCGCTCACCAGACGCGCTGGGAGCGCCCTACAGGCCCGCAAGAGGTCCGACCTACCCATGGACCCGCCCGAGGCCCTGATCGCGCCTAGGACAAGCTCACATTGCGCCGCGTGGTCATCCCACGATGCCCGACGATTGGCCGCCAGACTCCCGGCAAAGACCCGCGCCGACTCCTCTGCCAAGGCCACCGCCACACGGGCGCACTCCTCTGTCACGACAGGCACGTCCGCTTCGGGTTGCGCCAGCGCGGCAAGGATCATCGCCAACCGGCCGGCAAACTCAGGGAGACGGGCCAGCACCGCTGGAGGCACATCCTGCCGAGTGCCGTCGCGCCGCGCCTTGTCCGCGTCGATCTTGCACTTCGTCAGAAGGTCACGCGCCGCGTCATCCTCTGGCATCGTGACCGAGTCATAGAGCCTCAGTTGATCCACGCCGGTGTCGACCGTGACCGCAAGAGCCAGGTGCCATGCCTCATGACGCTCACGCACCGCCAGCACAGCCGAGCGGACGTCCAGCGGCAGATCGTCGTCAGGCCTCGTCTCTGGCGGTTGCCAATCCGGCAGCACCCACTGTGAGCGCATCCACACATGACGACCGACAAAGCCGTCCGCCACGTCGACCGACGTCAGCACATTGTGCAGGCTCTCCGGTGTCGTCGATCCAAGCACCGTCACGACAGGCGCAATCAAGTCGAGTTTGCCGCCGCCCTTGACGAGCGACACCGCTGGGGACCACTTGTCTGTGCCCTTCGTGGACAGCTCCGTCAGAGACTGCTTGATGTCCTGCCGATGTGTCGCGGCCCTTGGACCCATCATGTTCCCGAGCTGCATCCCATACTCGTCAAGCACAAGACACGTTGCCACGCCAGCGCCGACAGCCTTCCTCACGCCGTCGACAAAAGCAGGCCCCGACGAGAAAGAGTTGGGACCGCGCAATGCCGGCCAGCACTCGTCGATGACCCGCGACAGGCAGGACTGCGGACGGTTCTTGCCCTCACCCGACGACGCCATGGACACGACGTAGAGGCTCGACGTCGACCGGCGATACACGAGCCGACGGCCAGCCATCGCCGACCCGAGCGCCAGAAGCGCCGCGATGGTCAGTCCAGGTTGCGGATGATCGGCCCCACGGATCACCCATCCGCAGAACGTGTCACAGAGCCCGCCCAGCGCCCTCACATCGGCGAGCATCGCCCAACGTGCGGCGTCCTGCTCGGCTGGCGTCGGCCCCTTGGGCTTGGCCCTCTCCGGTGCCATGATGATCTCTGGCTCAATCGCCAGCGCGTTGATCTCGTCGACGTAGTAGCCGCTGTCAGACTCCATAATCGCTTTGTCCGCAGGGCTCCGAGGATGCGACGCGCCAGCCTTCAGGCCACGCTCAATCGTGCCCCTCGACTTGCGTTCGCTTTCTCCCTCCCAACCACGGGCCACGCTGTAGAGCTCGTCGGCAGCTACGCCGAACGACAGGTGGCCAGCGCCGCAGATCTGGCCCAACTTAAAAGCCGCACGAACCAACGCATGGTTGCGCCCGCCCTTGCCTGTCCGCGCCACCTCGTCGACTTCCTGCCGCAGCGCCGTCTCTGCCCACGACGTCGCAGTGAGAGCAAAGGTCTGGCGCGTCAGCGTGATTGCTTGCTGTCGTGGCCTTACCCTGTCCACGATCCATGACGGCAACGGCACCGGGTCAACGTCGTTCGCCCATGCGTAGCCCTTGCCCTCGACGACAGACGGGAACGCCACGATGTATCCGCCCTCGCCTCTTGTGTCGGCATCGGGGCTGATAGCGTTAGGGCTTGACTTGGCTGTGTTGGGCAAGCGCACACCCTCCGGCAGCGCGTAGACGTAGTGCCATCCGCCGCCGCGTGTCCTTGCTATCCACGTCTCTGGCAGGCGCGGCATGATCTCCGACGACGCCGCGTCAATGTCGACGACGTAAATGCCAGACACCGAGCCCGTCGCAATCGCCACGTTCGCACCTGGGGTCTTCTCCCACCACGACCGGATCGTGTCCTCGTCCGTCGTCGCGTCTTTGCACCCGGCAGACCCTGCAAAAGGGATCTTCGTGCCCGGCGAGCAAGGAAACACCGCAAGCCCACGGCTGGCATACCAAAGAGCCGCTTCAATATTGGTCATCGTCACGCTGTCACCTCAAAAGGGAAGATCGTCGTCAGAGGAGAAGAGATGCGGGGTCGTCCACGCGGGCTGTGCCGCTTCGACGATCTCGCTGCTGTGCGCAAGCCATTTGCTGGACCCGATGTGGTTCCCGAGACACTCGCTGCACTGGACGAAGTAGAGCCGTCGTCCAAGGCTGTCCTCTTTCCATGTGATCTGAACCTGTGCATCGTGCGTCGAACACGCTGCACACATCTCGAACATCCGCTCAGCACACGCTCGGTCCGCCTCGTTCTCGATAAGACACGTGCCGCATGTGCCGCAGAATTGCTTGTCTTGTCCATTGGCAACCGTCGGCCGGAATCCGAGTTGATCGATCTTCGCCATACAGCACGGCGCAAGCCCACCACGCGTCCCGTTCTCGCCATCGTCGTCAATCTCACGGCGCTTGCCATGGTGGATGGCGACAACGCGGTCCCACTTGCCATCCTTCTCCGTCTCGACAGCGACCACGGGCCGCATGTGCCCGTCGTCGAGGAGGGCGAGGGCATCGTCGACGCTCTCAGGCAAGCGACAGCCGACGTGCTCCTCCCACCATCGCATCGCCTTGCGCCACGCAAACGAACCTTCCTCATGCTCGACGCAGACCCACTCCGACACGATCTTGCGCCCGAGCCCGAGCGGCCCACCTGGCGGGTAGTAGTCGATTCGCAGCGTCGGTGGCGCGTTGTCGTCGCCGGTCTTGTAGTGCTTGCGCCACTCGACAGCACCGACGTCGTGACGCACGGGCGGAGCCTTGGGCTTGATCTCCAACGACAGCGCCGGCAGGTTGCTCGCCTTGTCGTTCGCCTTGCGTTCCGGCGCGGGCCACTCATAGCCACAGTGGAGGCAGACCCGCACCGCCGGTGCTTGCTGCGCAAGGCACTGTGGACACGTCTTTGTCGGTGCTTCGCCGTCGATTTTCTTCCCCTTGGGCTTCACCTTGACGTCGTCGATGGGACCATGCCTTGCGATGTTCCCGCCGTAGTCAAGCAGGAGGCAATCGGTCTTTCCGTCGGCGAGCCGCATACCGCGCCCGACCATCTGCACATACAGCGACGGGCTCATGGTCGGCCTCACCAACGCCAGCACGTCGACGACAGGCGCATCAAAGCCAGTCGTCAGGACGTCGCAGGACGCAAGACACGCAAGTTGCCGCGCCTTGAATCGCCCGATGATCTCGTCCCGCTGGCCGCGCTCCGTCTCGCCGGTGATCACGTCGCAGGACACGCCACGGATCTGCATCTCGTTTCGCAGCCGCTTTGCATGGGCCACCGACGTGCCGAAGATCATGGCCGACGTCCGCCCGCCGTCTAGCGCACCCTTGACGTCGTCGGCGACGATGCCGTTGATCTTGTCGACGTCGCAAGCCATCTCCAAATCCTTTGCCGCAAACTCACCCATGCGGATGCCGACGTCCGACAGGTCTATCTGCTCTCGGACGTACCCCGTCACGACAGGCGACAGCCACCCGTCACGGATGAGGCGCTTGACGTCGACGTCGTAGGCCACGGCGGTAAAAAGCGCATTGTCTCCCTCGGTCAGATAGCCCTGCCCGAGACGGTACGGCGTTGCTGTGTACCCAAGGACGCGCATGTCGGGATTTGTGGCGCGTAGGTCTGCGATCATGCGCTGGTAGGACGTCGCATCTTCAGGGCTTAGCAGGTGAGCCTCGTCGATGATCACGACGTCGACATGCCCGAGCCTTGACGTCGACCGAACGATGGACTGGACGCCGCAGATCGTGATCTGCTCGATCTCCTTTCGTCCAAGCCCGGCGCTGTAGATCCCTACCGGGGCCATCGGCCAGATCGACCGAACCGCCTTCGCATCCTGGACGATGAGTTCCGCCCGATGCGTCGCAACGACAACGCGGCACCCGAAGTCCTGCACGAGCCGCCGCGTCGTCTCTCCGAGCGTCGGGCTCTTGCCGCTTCCCGTCGGCATCACCACAAGGGGGCTTGCTGGCTTCTCTAACGTCGACGGTGCTCGCTCCCAGTAGGCAAAGACCGCCTCGACTGCCTCTTGCTGGTAGTCCCTAAGTTTCATGATCTGTGTTGCTCCTTTGTGCTTGACACGTTCTATCGGCCCCCGATAGAAGTCAAGGCACAAGAGGAGAGCACATGCAGATCATGAAGTTGAAGGAAGCCATCCGGCCTCACGCACCCAAGGTGCTGGTCTACGGTGACAGCGGCATCGGCAAGACGACGCTGATCGGCAGCCTGCCCGGCAAGGTGCTGATCGTGTCCGCAGAGTCGGGCCTGCTGTCCTTGTCGTTCGCGTCGGGTGATGATCGTTTTGACGTCGTCGAGATTGTCACCGTCGATGACCTGATCAACGTTCACAGGCACTTGGCCGGCAAAGGCCACGGCTACGATTGGGTCGCGCTGGACTCAATTAGTGAGATAGCCGAGGTTGTCCTCACCGCCGAGAAAAAGAAGGTCACGGACCCGCGTCAGGCTTATGGCGCTGTCATTGA